AAGGCGATCCCAGTCCCAGATTTCGGGCAGGGGCTTAGTAGCCGGCGGTATGTCCGAGGGATGGGCCACGTAGGGCGTCTGCTCGGTAAAGGTCTGGGCCTGCTGGGGCTGGCCGGTCGTCTGGCTCGGCTGGCTGGGGACTGGAGGATTGGCGAGGGTCCATGCTAGGACGTCATGCAGTTCATGTTCGGGCGGAAGCTTCATTAAGGGAATGATATAGGATGGTCTGTCTGCCTTTGCCGGGGCGAGTGCCTCCGGGCAGGCGTGAAAGTTGAGTGAATCGCTCGAAGGCGGGATCGCCTCCGAAGCGTTGGGAGGCGTCCAGAAACTCGCGGGCCTTGTCTCGATGGTTTTTCATCGAGTACCATGCATGAAGCGACTTGCCGGCAGAGAAAGTTACGAGCTTCAGCGGGAGGATTTCGCCGAGGGCAAGAATCGGGCCGACCTGCTGGTCAAAATCTACGCCGGGATCGTCCATCTCATGGACCATGTAACGCCAGCCGGCGGCGTGTTCCTTTCGCCTAGAATCCGTTCCGGGCTTGAATACGTTCGGGCAAATAAATTCGTAGCGAGCTAGGTCCGGGCAAGCCGACCATTCGAGAGCCGTCTTGACCGAGCCTTCCGAGTCGAAGGCGTTCTTGGCGATGGAAATCCATTCGTCCGGCTCGAACAGGTCGAGCAAAAGTTCGCCGGTTTTGTCTCCGTAAAGGAAGTCCTGACAGGATTTGACCTTTAACATCTCGACCGAACCCGGCTTGCCGTAGTGTTTTGCTACATCTCCTGTCGGCTCGACCGACTCCCGGCGAGGGCCACGGCCTACGTCGCCTCGAGCGATTCTGGCGTAAGCCCCGGCCAGAGCGTTCGTCAGTTCGGCTGGCTGAAGCTCTCGCCGAGAGAAGTTCGCCAGAGCCTTCTCGCAGTAGGCGTATGCCTCGTCGAAGTCGGGCAGCACTTGGGCGATCTGCAAAGTGAAGGTAAGCAGAAATTCGTGGAAGCGTTCGCCCGAAACGTACTTCGAGGCCCATGTGGAATATTGGCTATTTAGTTTCATCGCTTATGGTATTAATAAATTCGGAAAGCGTACCGCCGTGGAATCGCCGGAGTTTTCGCAGGGCCGACTCCTCCGCTCGCTGAATAGTCCTTGAGGAAAGCCCGGCAGTCTCGGCGATTTCCGTAGCGGAAAAGGGCTTACCCGGATTCCGGCGAAGCATGTTCGCAATTCGAGCGTCTGCGGCCATACGCTCTACGTCTCGTCGTCGGGGCATAGGCAGGTCGTTCCTTCCGCTACGTCGTCATCGTGCAAGGTAGTCCCGCAGGCCGGGCAGGTTGTCCAGCCCTCGCGGGCTTGCCGGTCGATCCAGTCCTGTTTGAGGTCGTCCGGGTCGGCGTGTTCGTCAGTCATAATAATTTAAACGTTTCTTGTAATGATTCTTGCCAACTGCCTGCGCTTTGCTGGCTTTCTACTCGGGCAGCTATTATCGCCGCCCGCTGACCGCGAGAAGGGGCTGGGTACATGCCGAACCTTTGTTCGAGTAGTCCATTCCTTTCAGCATTCGTGGAATCTGCCGAATGGAGTGGGAGTTTAGAGAAAATCCTCGGGTCAAGCATCCGCAATCCATGAAGCTTTGTTTTCGGCCTTCCCGACTCGCAGATTGCCGACATGGCTTCTTCCATCCTTCCCCACCATTTGGAACTTCCGGGCGTTTGGTATTGCCCGGAAGAGCCGAGGCAAATTCGGGAGTGTTCGGCAAGTCGCTCCAGCCGCTCCAAGGATTCGTGCATATGCCAGACCGGAGCGAACTCTACGGTCGGCCCTCGGGAAATCCACTGCTCGATTAAGTCGTCGTTTTCTTTCTCCCCGCCGTCGATGACGTCCGGAGTTACGACGAAATCGCAGGCGGGATGACTGCCCCACTCCTCGGCAAAGTCGAAAAACTTTTCCCAAGAATACGATTTGTTCGATTTCCATGCGGAGAATGCCCCGTTGTCTAGGGCAAAGGTCGAGCATGTGGCCGCGACTAACGGCAGAACGGATGGCTTTGCGAAACTCACAAATACATGCCGACCTGACGCCAGCTCGACGTGATCGCTAGTTTTCCCAGCCCCAGCCATGCCATGATAATGTATCATTCCGGAAAAGATAAAGAAGCTATGGCCTCGTCCAGCGTCTTGAACATTACGCTAGCATGGTACTTGATCCAAGGGGAGCCGTAGCTCGAAACGACTACGATCTGTTTCTGCAACGACCAAGCGAACAGGATTTCCATCGCAGTCCCGAAAGAAGGCTGCTCGCATAAAGCGAGTAAAGTATCGGACATCATTATGTCTTTCTTGTCCTTCTCCACGATTAACTTTTGGATGAGCGGGACATGCTCACGCCCTCGATAGTCCCGATTCATAGGGGAAAGGGTCATTATCTTTTTGCTCCTCAAAATCCTCGCAGCAGTCTTCCGCCACTCGACGCACGTGTCGTCGCAGTCATAGATCGGGCCGGCTAAATATACTAGTCTCGTCTTCATGCCGAAGCCTTTGCCCGAGTAGTAGTTTTCCTGACTTCTACGGATTTTACCTTTACGCCGGGAGGCCAGTCGGATTTCCCGATGACGTATAGCAGATGGCTGGCTATCCCCTCGGCAGTAGTGTTATCAAAAATCTCATTCAAATACTTGTGGTCTAGCCGCTTTATGTGGAATCCTGCAATTTTGCGAAACTCACTCTGCTCGACAAGCCAGCCCTGCGACGTCTTCACTTTACCTTTGATAGTCACTAGTACCTCATGGGAGTGGCCATGAATAGTATTATACTCGGGACGGCTATCACTTATGCGATGGGCCGCCTCGAAAGAAAACGTTTCAGTCACTTCGACTTTCATACTTCCACCTCGCCGTCGATCAGCTCCTCGGGCAAACCGAGTTCTGAAATATGAGTATCATTTGATACTTCAAAATCCTTCCGGCTTACCCGGTAAACCTTCCCGCCGGCTTGCCGGATGGCCACGGCCTCGTTTGCGAAGCGAACGTCGTCGAAGATTACTTTGGAATCGGTATGCAGAAAATACTCGGCCTCCCGCATGGCGGCCTTTACCCAGATGTCCGAATCCAGATTCCGCCCCCATTCCGTACCCAAGGTCTGTAGAGCGACTCTGGCCGTTATACCCTCGGGAAAGCCCGGAAGCTGATCCTCCTTTCGCTCTCCGAGCCAGTCGCCCGGCGGTAGGATTTGCTTCAACATTCGCTTGATTGGGCTGGCGAATGAGAGGACTCGGGCGTCCTGTAATTTCGCGAAGGTCGTTTTGCCCACGCCTTTAGGACCGCAAAGGCCGATTAGTCGTTCGTTCATGTTCATCGTAATGGTAAAAAAACTGCGAATACGAAGCCCGTCAAAATCCAGACCCAGACGGCGATGGCTAAAAGGAACAAACCCCAGTGGATGGCGTACTCGAAAAAGCGTTTCATCAGTAGTGCCTCCTAATATCGCCCTCGGCGGCCAGCGGCAGTCCCTCCGCCCACGCCGGGGCTTCGCTCATAATCTTGACCAGAAGGTCGAGGGCCGCCTGCCCTTCCGACTCCGCCACTTCGACCGTTATCGAGTCATGGACGTGGAGGCAGACCGGGAGGCCGGCGGCTTCCGCCTTTATGAGCATCTCGCCGAACACGCAGCGAGCCGTGCATTGGACGAGATTCTCGACCAGCAGGCCGCCATACAATTTCTTGCGAGGGCCGCCCTTGACTGTCGCCGCCGACATTTCGTCCTTCTTTCCAGAAAACTCGACGTCCCAGTATCGAATCGGCTTGCCGGATCGAGTCTCGATGACTGCGCACTCGGCTTCGTTCTTGGCCTGTTGACGAACGAACGCCTCGACCTTGTCCCATAAGGCAATGATCAGAGGATTCTGCTGGCGGTAGGCAGTCACTTGCTGGCGAGCTACTGCCGGCGTGAGCTTGAGCTTTCCGCCGGTCAGGGCTTCCGCGACTGAGGCGAATTTGCCGGCCCCGCAGCCATAGCCCAGACCGAGCGTTCTGGCCTTGCAAAGATGTCTTAGCTCCGGAGCAAAGTCTTTCATGGGTTCGTCCTCGTTATAGAGTCCTGACGCCCGCCCATGAGCCTCGTACAGGTCGATGCCTCCGCTTACCAGCGACAGGAACTCCATGTCGCCGGCGAGCCAATGAAGGATTCGCGGCTCGATCTGGGACAGGTCAACCGATACAAGG